TCATCGGTGCAGTTGACGGAACTCCCTTAGTGCCGCCTCGCGCCGGCGATCCAAATAATCGGCCAGATCTTGCAAATAGACGCCCTTCTGGCACTTCTGAGACGTTTCCGCCCTCACCACCGGCAGGGCGATTTCGCCAGTTCCAACCTTCCGAAGAAATTTGTCAGGCGTGAGGTGATTGAAATAGTCGCGGCAGACATCCTCGACCGGGATGATCGCCTTGCCGCCATACTGGGCGAACAGCAGGAAGGATGTCGAAAAGACCTGGTTGGAAATCGGGTCGGGCGTCTTCATCTATACGCTTCCTCACATACGTATTCCGGCCCGCCGTTGTGGCCGATCATTCCGCGCTTCGCCTGTTCTCGGCGTTTGGCGTTTTCCTTGCGGGTCACCATCTCGAGGTGATCCTTTTCCGGCCGTACGCAAAGGCGATTGCGGCAGGCGTGGTCGAGTTCTTTCTTGCCGGGGATATAGCCATGCTCGTTGGTCCACATGGCGATGTGGACGGCGACGGTCTGACCGTCGAGAGACATACGGGGGTAGCCCTTGCCCCGACCGTTCTTGCCGGAGTCTGGACCGGTCCAAACATAGCAGCCGGTGACCGGGTCAATCCCAACCCGCGCCATAATCTTCGCTCTGATGCGATTACGCCTACTGCTCATCCGCGCCGTCTCCAGGCATCGAAGTGGCCGCGCAGGTCGCACCAACGCTCCGCGGCTGCGGGGTCTTCATTCAGCTGCCTGCGAGAGCCTATTCCGAGGACGGAGCGGACCTTCGTGGCGGCGCGCTCGTCTGTCAGGGGGCGCTCAAGGCCGTGGCACTCCTCAAGGAATTTCTTGAAAGCCGGTTCGCCGCATTTGATGGCGCACTCGGCCGCATAGTTCTTCTCCGGCCGCTCTTCGTAGCAGGCGAGCCCTCGCGTCTTCTCGGCCAACCGCGCGACGAGGCGACCATAGATCCGCAGCAGGAATTCCATGTCGGAGTGGGCATGGAGGAGAAATTCCTCGTCCTGCCAGCCGCATTCCTCGGTAATCGTGACGACAGGCGCCAGCGCAGCACCCGACAGGAGGCGTGCGAATAGCTGGCGCTGGCCGCGTGTCTTGACGTCCACGGTCCAGTCGCGGCTGGCCTCGCCATGGCGGGCGCGGATCTTGTCCAGGCGGATCTGATCGGGAGGCGGGCTTGCACTCATCGGCGGGCCCTTTGGCGATTGGCTACCTCAGGCAGCATGTTCGCGTGACATGGTGCGCCAGGCCTGCACCAGCAGGCGAGGACTTTGCCGCGCAGCTCCTCCACGTTCTCGGCGACAACGCGGCGGGTACGCTCCAGTGCCGCGATATTGGGATCGGCGCCGACGCGTAGCAGTCCGGCAAGCGGCGCCTTGTAGAGATCGACGCAATAGGCGGCGTCGCCGTGATTTCCGACGACAAAGGGGTTGCCGACGTGAACGGCCTCGCGGCCATTGATCGATGTGGAGAGCGCCTGCAGGTCGAAGCCCTTGCGGCGGGAGAGTTGGAGGCGGACGGGCTTCGTCATTGGCGCCCCTCCGTGTTTTTCCGCCAATCGAAGAAACTCAGGGCGCCTTTTACGGGAATGAGATCGCAGGGCTGCGGGTCCTTCAGCACAAAGCCGTATTTGCCGAAGAACCAGGGGCTATCCATCGCCGTCACAACGTCGACGATCTCTGCCGTGCCGACAATACCGCCGCGCGGCAGCTCATTGTACGCGGGAAAGCGCTTGCCGTTGATCGACGCATCGACCGTGGCGACATGGCGGGCCCACTCCATGCAATCCGTCCATTCCTGCCGCGTCATACCTTTGGCGGCGTGGATGCAGACGCGGCCACGAAAGCGGGTTGGCCAGTCGCGATTTTCGACCGTTTTGCCGAGATGCAGGATGGAGTGCGCCCAGGGCTGCCGGATGGAGAGGGCGAATTTCGGGAGGTCCGGATAAATCACTGCCGCATCTCCCTGATGATCTTGACCTTGCGGATGGCGCCGGCGGGAACGCCGCGGCGGACGGCGCTGGCGCGCTGGTGGCGCGTGGCGGCATCGTGGCCGATGGGAAGGGCGAGTGGCTGGGGCATCAGCGGCCCTCCTGCGAGAGCCGCTTGTCGAGTTCGGCAACCGCGCGCATTTTCAGCGCGCGGCTCGGCCGGTCGTCGAGCGCTTGCTGTTCCCAGCAAACGCAAAGGGCGATGACTTCGACGAGCTTGCCGGAGGGGGCTTTCGTCTCATCGAAACTGGCGACTTGGAAACGGTCCATGTGTCTTCGCCCTCAGATCTTCGCGTCGGACGCGAACTGCCATTCCTTGCGGAAGGCCGTGGCGCCGGCCAGCGCGGCGGACATCAGGAATGCGATCGAGAGTGCAAGAATTGCGCAGGCGAGGAAGAAGTGATTGGGGCTCGCTTCGCGCCGCGCCTTGTTATGTCCAGTGAAATGCTCAGTCATGGCCAGAGGCTCCAGAGCAGGATCTGATGAAGGGGGAGAGAGTGAAGGCGAGGCCGGCGAGCGCGCCGCGCATGAACCACAGGGGCAGGGGTCCGCGACGACGCGCCCTCTTCGCCATGGCTACGCCGCTCGAGCCATGGCGGTGGCGAGTTCGGTGGCCCGCTGGCCGAAGAGCTTGACCTGTCGTTCCGAAAATTTTCCGGTCAGCATCAGATCTCGATCTGTGCAGCCCTCGCCGATCGAGCGCATCGTCTCGGCCATGCGCTCAATGGTGTTTCTGGTGTGAATTCCGCCGTTCGGTTGCATGTTGGTCTCCGGGTTCGAGGAAGATGACCTCCCGGCGGCGTGGAGACTCAAGGCCGTGTTTTCCGCGCCGCCCTCACTAGGAGGACGATGCGGACAATAATGCGGCTAAATATCCGCTGTCAATCACCGGATGCGGCTAAATGACCGCAAAATGATTGAGGCTGATCTTTGAGCTGCGGCGGCATCGCGAATCACAACACAAAGAAACCCGCACCTGCGGGTTTCTCAGCGGCACACTCGCCCAGCCTTTATCTGACGGTACCGAACTTGCGGAGCACGCGGCCGACGATAAAAAGTTCTTCGGCCGGCCATTCTTTCTTCGCATGTCGAGGATTGTCTGAAATCACAGATACGGTCTGCATTTCCGCTCCCGGAGGGCTAGAGACCTCTATGCGTTTTACAACCACGCCACCAATCTCGTCGAGGACCGCATACAGACCGGGCGGCGAGGGCCAGCGGTGCCGCGTATCGATGAATACCACGTCGCCCTCATCCAGCGTCGGCTGCATCGAATCGCCTTGGACTGGGAAGACTGCGACGTCGTGCGCAGACAAACCAAGCGCGGAAAGTATTGGAGGTGGAAGGCGCCAGTAGTCGCGCACATGCTCGGCGGCAAACGTCATCCCGTGGCGACCAGGGACACCCTCCGACACAATGCTTAGTCCTCCCCCACCCATGCCGCCGGTGATGTCAATTTGCGCTGAAGCGTCGGTAGGTATTCCCCGCACGCCGGTCTCCGAGCCAATCGTCATCAGCTGTTCCAGGTCCTCCCCACTCGGAGTATCAGGATCGTAGGAGGACACGACCGGGCGCTTGTTGGTCGTCGAGAGCAAGGTCGTTATGGATACATCCAGTCCCTTTGCAATCTTCTGAAGCGTTTCGCCGCGGGGCGATGCGCCTCCTCGTTCAAATAGCTTGCGGAAATAGCTCCGTTCGAGTCCTGCGGCGCGCGCCGCACTCTCGTACGTCATGCCCTTCTGCTCGATGATCTCTTTGAGTTTCTCAATCACTGTCTTGCTCATGCGCGGATTATCGTCCGCAGCGTTTGTTTGTGAATGCGGTCTTTCAGCCTTGACAAATGCGGTTAAATAGCCGCATTCCTGTCCGCATGAACTTGAGGCAGCAAATCATCGCGGTGGCGGACACCTTTGCCGAAGCGCGCGGGATCGGTCGGAAGCGGGTTTCTACCTTGGTCCTGAACCGAGGATCGAAGCTCGATGACATCGCGACGGGTGGCGACTTGGCAACGGGTACTTTTGAACGCGCCATGCTCTGGCTGTCTGAAAACTGGCCGGAAGGAGCCGAATGGCCTTCTGGCGTGCCGCGTCCCATCCTTCGGGAGGCCGCCGAATGATGTTCCCCCAGCAAGGCACCGGTCTCCTCCTCCCAACTGGCGACCTTGCCACCTGGCAGGGACGCGCCCAGCGTCGGCGCGTCCCTGTCTCTGTCTTTCCGTCTGCCTATCCATGCGGCCCTCCTTGATCTGATGGGCTGACACTACGCCGCCACAGCGCGGCCTTCACGGAATCCTTTCTGCTGATTTTTTCCTTGACCGAACTCAGGGGTGTATTCGTGCGTGCCATTTCTGAAGAAAATGCTTCCATCATCAAGGCCGCCACAGCGGCGGCTTACGAGGCGCTCGGCGGAGTGAGCCGGGCAGCAGAAGCGCTCGGTGTCGCTTCCTCCACGCTGACGAAATATGCCTCGACGGGCGACGAATGGCGCGACAGCTTCATCCGCCTGGATCTTGCCGTCGAGCTAGATCGGCGATGCGATCACCCGTTCCTGCTCACCGCCATGTCGCGGATTGTGAAGGACGAACACGTTTCCAGCTTCGGAGCGGTCACCGCGAGTGCAGTCCTGCGCCTCGATGGCGTTCTCGACGATGTCGTACGTACCGTCGCCGCGGCGCTCGAAGACGACGATCACATCGACGCTGCGGAACGCCAGGCTATCCGCAACCGCATCGTTGCGGCTCAACAATATCTGGCCCGCCTCGACGCCATGATGATGGCGGGTGCCCGCTGATGCATGGCAAACCCAAGAACTCAACCAAGACTGTAACCGCCATCTGCGCGCTGCTGCCGGACGACCCGGAAGCCGCCGTCAGCGTCGTCACGGTTGCCTGCGCTGCTGCCGCCATTACGGCCGGGCTGGACGACGAGGCGACGGTACACGGCCTGCGCGCGGCGCTCATATCCATGCGGGAAAACGGGTTCGGGGATACCGCACGCAAGGGGGCGCACTGATGGAGCGTGCCACTCTTGCCACGTGCTGGACCGCCGGCGGGCCGGTCGGGCCGCGGTGCATCGCATTCCTGCGGCGGGTTCGCGGCCGCGACGCATATACCCTCATCCGCAATGCCGATCTCGAGGCGGTGGTCAAGGCGCTCGCCGCCGGCTTCCTCGCGTGGGTCGGGCCAAGCCGTGATGACGTGCGATTGACGGAGAGGGGGGCAGCCTATCTCGACCGGCTGGCGAGGGTGGAATGACGAGGCTTCCCCGCCAGGTCCTAGTAGAGCGCGTTCTGACGCTCTGGCTCCACGAAAACCGCGACACGCACTCGATCGCGATCGAACTCGGTATCGACGACGAGGTCTGCAAGATCATCGAACAATCGGAAGGAAGAAGGCCGTGAGCGAGCAGCTTCCGAAGCTTGGACCGAAGGCGCGCGAGATCGTCGATGCGGTGTTGCAAGCGGGTGTCTACCGTGCGGAGAAACAATCCGATCTCGTCGCATGTCGCAGCCTGAACGGCCGCGGGCTGATTTTTCGCGACAAGAAAGATGGTGCGGTCTGGTATCCGACGGCGAAGCTTCGCGAGCTGGCCGGCGTGACGCCGCCGGAAATCGGGCCGGGGGGCGAGGGCGGACCCGGCGCGCCGGATTCTCGGGTTCAACCCGAGGAGGGCGCCGATCGCCTCCCTGCGCCGGCCGAGATCGATCCTTCGCCGACAGCGAAGCTGCCGCCGCTCACGCGCCTGCCGCATCATCCGCTCGCCGCACTTTTCCCCATGCTGCCCGACGACGAGCTGCGCCGCCTCGCCGACGATATCGAGGCGAACGGGCAGCAGGAGCCGGTGTGGCTGCTAGACGGCAAGATCCTCGACGGGCGTAACCGCGAGGCGGCGTGCCACCTCATCGGTATCGACGCCTGGACGAAGGAATATGAGGGCAAGGACCCGCTTGGGTTCGTTCTCTCTCTCAACCTGCATCGCCGGCACCTGACGGAAAGCCAGCGCGCCATGGTAGCGGCGCGGATCGTCGACTGGGAACGCGGGATCAACCAGAACACAGCCGGGGATGCAAATTTGCACGCCCGCGAGGCGGGGCGCCGGCTGTCGATTTCCGAACGCGCGGTCAAGGCCGCAAAGCGGGTGCGCGATCACGGCGTCGAGGCGCTCTCCGATGCCATCCGCGACGGGCGGATATCCGTTCATGCCGGCGAGGCTCTGAGCCACCTGGAACGGGCGGCGCAGGAGGAAGTTCTCCGGCGCGAGGAAAAGGAAATCATCCAGCGTGCCAAGGAAATCCGCCAGAAGCGGCAGGAGATACGTCACGCCGTGCGGCTGACGCATATGGCGCATGTTGCCGAGGCAGGCGCGACAACGGCCGGCAAGGTCGGCCAGAAATTTCCGGTCATCTATGCCGATCCGCCATGGCAATTCGGCGTGCGCTCGGAAGTGACCGGGCGTGAGAAGAGCGCCGAGAACCACTATCCGACGATGCCGACGGATGCGATCTGCGCGCTCTTCGACGAGATCGGCGCGCCCGCCAAGGCCGATGCCGTGCTTTTCCTTTGGGCGACGAACCCGATGCTGCCGGATGCTCTCCGCGTCATGGTGGCGTGGGGCTTCATCTATGTGCACCATTGGATCTGGGACAAGGAAGTGGCCGGAACCGGCTATTGGGGCCGCGACCGGCACGAGCTGCTGCTGATCGGCAGGCGCGGTGACCCGGTCTCACCGCTGCCAGGCTCGCAACCGGAGACGGTCTATCGCGAGCGGAAGGGTAGGCATAGCGCCAAGCCAGATTACTTCGCCGAGCAGATCGAGCGGCTCTATCCCGCCATGCCACGGCTCGAAATGTTCTGCCGCAGCCCGCGCCCGGGCTGGACGGCATGGGGGTTTGAAGCGGCAACAGGGGAGGCGGCTGAGTGACCTCCATGCTTTCTATCATCGAGGAACTCGCCGATGCGCCGGACCATAAGGCAAGGGCGCGGTGGCTGCTCGAAGTGCCGCTCGCCGTGATCATTCGCGACCAGGTGACCATCCACCGGCTGCTCTCTGCGGCGGGTTTTCACGAAGGGCTAGCCTACTTCGCAGCCGAGGTCGCGGCGTTATCGGCGACGCGCGGCCGGGATGGGCTCGCGCCGAACACAATCCGGATGACGCGGGAATACGCGCGCATTGGAGTTCAGGTCATTGCGCGCGGCGGCGCGGAAAAAGGGGCGGTTCTATGATGAAACTAGTACGAGACAGCAATGCCAATTTCCTTTGCGGCTTCAACAAACGCCCGGCGCGCCAGGTAAGAGGGGGATTGGCCGATCAAAACGTCGGCGCATGTCTGCACGGCAAGTGTGTAAGCCGACCCGTTTACTACCGGCCATCGCTCACCCAACAATGTGGCGGCGCTTCTCGTGGTCGCGACACTTTCAATAAAGCCTGTGTCCGGCAAACGGACGAGCACCGCTTCACTCCACGGACCGACATTCATGGCGAGCCTCAATTGCGCGATGCGGCTCAAACGTTCCGTCAGTTGAATGGTTCCGGCAGAGAGCTTGTGAACACACCGTTGGCCCAAAGGGCGCCTTCATGGGGCGTAGAATGAGCCACGAAGCCACGATCCGACGCGGTGTGCGCAATGCGCGCTATGCGGCAATACCGAACCATGTCTTTGAGGATGCGCGGCTGTCGATGGAGGCAAGATGGCTCTTGAGCTACCTGCTCTCGAAGCCAGACAACTGGACCGTCGTCATCGGCGATATCATCAAAAAGGGCAATTGCGGGCGCGACAAGGCTCGCAAGATGATCGCCGAGTTGGTCGACCTTGGTTATGCAGAGCGTGAACAGCAGCGCGATGACGGCAAATTCGGGGCTTCAGTGCTCGTGATCTTCGACGAGCCGCGCTGCGCCCGGGGCGCTGAAAACGCCGCCGAAACGTCTGGTGTTGCAATTCTACCGCAGACGGATTTACCGGCGACGGCATTGCCGTCGCCGGTTTCACCGGCGCCGGTGAAATCGGCACATAGTAATAACTCAGATTCAGCAAATACTGATTATCAGAATCTGAGAGAGGGCGGGCGCGAGGCTCCGGAAGATGGGCAGGAGCCGGGAGATCCGAGGAAGATAGACGCCGCCTTCTGGTCGCTGGTGAAGAACTGGCCCCAGTTCGACGGCATGCCGAAAGAGCCTGCTCGGCGTGCATGGCATGCGCTGACGGCTGACGAGCGCCGGGAAGCGGCCGAGCGGTTCCCCCGTTGGCTGCAGCTGCTGAAGGCGCAGAAGAAATCCCACACGCCGGCACCATCCACGTATTTCGGCGAAAAGCTCTGGATGGACGTGCCGGCGCAGGCGGAAGCGGCGAAGCCGGCGAACGCAATGGCCGCGCCCTTCGGCAAGCATTGGTCGGCGACGCGGATCTCCGAGCTTCTGATGGCGCCGACGGGCGTCATCGCACCGCCGACGCAGTTCCAGCTATCCCTCATCAAGCAAGGCAAGACGACGCTCGACGAGGTGCGGGCAGAGCAACGCATGCGTTACGGCTGGCCATCGGTCAACACCATGCACGAAAGGGCGCGGGAGCGGCAGGGCTGGCTTTGCCCTCTGGCGCTTGAGGAAGTGGCGCAGGGTTTTCAGCACGTGCATCGCGACAGCGAGCCGCTCGCCGTGTGGCGGCGGGAACACCAGCGCCGGGGCTGGCCGTTCCCAGAAGGCAAGCTACCTGATTGGTCCTACTTCCCGCCGATCGAAGGTGATGGCGATCTCGACCTCCTCGTCGCCGAAGCCGTCGAGCGCTTCCGAGACCAGATTTCCGACTATCTCGCAAACAGGAGCAAGGGCGATGATCATGCAGCGTAGGATTTACCAGGGTGTTCCTGTCATCATTGACGATCCGAGAATCGATCCCGCGCGGATGGCCAAGGCTTGGGCCAAGGACGGGTTCAGATCGATTCGCGCCAGCATGCTTTCGATGGCATCGGCGAATCAACCGGGGAAGAAGTCATGGATCGTGCTCCAGACCATGACGGGACGTGAGAAGATTGTGGAAAATATCCTGGGCCAGGCTGGTGTGGAAGCGCTCGTGCCGACCAAGAAAGCACCGGATGTTAGGCGGAGAGGGCGCATCATAGAGGGGCAGGAGAGGCCAGTCATGCGCGGCTACGTCATGGTGCATGCCGTGCTCTCTCCGGCCGCATTGAACGGTCTGAGGCGCGTCGAACACGTTGTTGGCATCGTCGGAGGTGCGGAGAGGCCATGGTGTGCAGACGCTCAATCCGTGAATATGATCAAAGCCTTGAGTAAAAAGGCGAATGCGGCGGATGAGGAGAAGGTGCTGCCGTTTGAGCTTGGTGAAAGGGTGGTCTTTCGGGAAGGTCCGTTCTATCTCTTGGGGGGTGTCGTTATCGCTGTCGACGGCGAGAAGTTCGACGCTCGGGTGGAGGTAATGATCCTTGGCGGGCATGTTCCCGTTCACAACGTGCCACTTGAAATCCTCGCAAAGGTGTGACTACAACTTGCTTCGCGGATGATCCGATGATCCTGCAGTGAGCCCTTGAGCCGATGGCAATGCGACCGGAGGCGAGCGAAGCGAAAGCTTTCGGGTAGGTACACCGGTCGGACCCCGCCCTGACGGTCTCGATGAGACATCGACTCAGGGCAAGTGCGAAAGCTATGACCAGATGACAGGCGGCCGAGAGGTCGCCTTGTTCGTTTAAGGGTTATGGGCAGGCTTCTTCGGAGCTTCTGATGTTCGACGCTCAGATCAAAGTCGATCTCCGGCAGTTCAATCGATCCTTGACTGATATCGAGCGGAAGCAGCTGCCCTATGCCATCATGCTCACGCTGAACGAGACGGCCAAGGGTGGTCGCCTCGAAGTTCAGCGCGAGATGGATCGGGTCTTCGACCGGCCAACCCCTTACGCAAAGCGGGGCGTCGTCTATGACCGGGCATCGCGGCAGAACCTGCGGGCAGCGGTTGTTGTCACCGGCGACCGGACGAAGGGCGGATTGCCTGCCACGGCATTTCTCGGTCCGCAGATCGAAGGTGGCATGCGCACGCATAAGGCCTTTGAGCGGCAGCTCGTCGATCGTGGTTTGATACAGCGTAACTTGGTGGCCGTGCCAGCAAAGCGGGCGCCGCTCGATCGCTACGGCAACATGTCGCAAGGGTTTCTCAACCGCGTCATGGCCGACCTGCAGATCGACTATCGCGGAGCTGGTGCGACCCGTACCCGCACATCGTCGTCGCTCAAGCGGAACAAGAGCTACAAGAACGCGCGGTTCTTCGTGCCGAAGCAGCCTTCGCACCTCTACCCGGGCGTTTACCAGCGTGATCCGGCAACGAATGCCATTCATCCAGTGATCCTGTTCGTACCTCAGGTGTCGTATCGCATCCGTCTTCGCCTGCGCGAGGTCGTCGAGCGGTACGTTGTCGCCAACGTCCACGATCATTTCGCCGTCGCCTTCCAGCGGGCGGTTCGGACTGCCCGATAGGCCGCTCTGACGGTTCATGGGTCCTTCCTGGCATCCGCCCGCCTGCGGGTATTTGGCACGGCGGAGGTTGTCCAGTCTGAGCGATTTTTTGAAGCCTAAAGTCAGAGCCTAAACTAAAGAGCGCGGTTAAAGTCGGACCTAAAATGACACTGTCCGCTGAAACCATGACCAAGGGCGCCTTCGCCGCGCATATCGGCGTGAGCGCCGGTCGCATCTCGCAGTACATCGCCGAGGGCAAGATCTACGGCGATGCGCTCGAAGGCGATGGTAGGACGGCGAAGATCAGGCCGGCGATCGCGCGGCAACAGCTCCAGAAGACGCTGGAGCCGTCGCAGCGGTTCGGAGCCAACGGCGTGGCTGTACTCAAGCCGGCGGCCGCGCAACCTGCATTGCAGCTCGCTCCGTCCGATGGTGCATCCGCGCCGCCGCCGCGGTTGACGTTCACCGACGATGTTGCCGATCAGCTCGCCGCCGAGCGGCTTCGCCAGCAGCAGATCACGACGGCACGACTCGAGCGCGAAGAGGCGCTGGAAGTCGGCCGTTACATGCTGACCGACGAGGCCAGACGCCAGACGGTGCGCGCCGTGTCCGAGGCCTTCAAGGTCATGGAGCAGGGCATCCCGGAAATGGCAAAGGCGATCGCAGCCCAGTTCGGCGTGCCGATGCATGACGCGACGCATGCGCTGTTGAAGGCATTTCGGGAGGTGCGGGCGAAGAAGGCGGCCGCCTTCCGCTCCTCCGCAGATGAGTTGCCGGAGCACGTCGAGGACGAGCAGCCGTGACGATGCTCTACAATCCTGAGCGCCTGGTCTACGACGTCCTCGCGGAGATCTGCGAACCGCCGCCGGCGGTCGATTATCTGAAGTGGGCCAAGGAAAACATCGTGTTTTCCGAACGCATCACGGACCATCCCGGGCCGTACAACGAAGACCTGGTGCCGTTCTTCTCGGAGATCCTGCGGGCGCTGTCGCCGGAAGATCCGTGCAACATCGTCAGCCTCGCGAAGTCGGCGCAGATCGGCGGCACTATCTGCGCCAACATCTTCACGCTCGGCTCGCTCGACATGGCGCCCGGCGATTTCCTCTATGTCCACCCGACGGAGGAGAACGCCGCCCGTTGGTCGAAGACGAAGCTGATGCCGCTGGTGCGCGAGATGCCCGCGATCGCCAAGCTGTTCTCGCAGAACAGCCGCGATGCGAGCAACTCGGTGCTCTACAAGGAACGCATCGACGGGCGCGGCGCCATCCAGGCGGCCGGTGCCAACTCGCCGGCGGGCCTGTCGATGATCTCGCCGCGAAAGCAGGTCCAGGACGATCTTGCCAAGTGGCAGATGAACGAGGCCGGCGATCCGGAAGTCCAGGCGGATAGCCGCAGCAAGGCATTCTTCAACGGCAAGATCTTCAAGATCTCGACGCCGATGGTCTCGCCGGGCTGCAAGATCACGTCGAACTATCAGGAAGGGACGCAGGAGACCTACCACGTCCCGTGTCCGCACTGCCACGAGCTGCAGGAGCTGCGCTGGGAGAACATGCGGGATCACATCGATCCCGAGCATCCCGAGCAGGCGCATTTCGTCTGCATCCATTGCGGTTGCGAGATCCACGAGCACCATCGCGAATGGATGGTGAAGCCGGAAAACGGCGCAAAATGGGTCGCCAAGTATCCGGAGCGCGGCCGGCGTCACCGCTCCTTCCGCATCTGGATGGCCTATTCGCCATTCGAACGCTGGGAGAACCTGGCGCGCGAGTGGCTGACGGTCCAGGCCGGCGGACCGGAGAACCGGGAAAAGGGCTCCGGCGCCGAGCAGACGTTCTGGAATGACTGGCTCGGGCTCGCCTTCGAGGCAGACAACAAGGCGATCGATTGGGAAGTGCTCAGGGATCGCGCCGAGGACCACGGTTTTCAGCGCGGTGTCATCCCGGCCGAGGCGCTGGCGCTGGTGCTCGGCATGGACGTGCAGGGCGACCGTGTCGAGTGGCTACTGGTCGGTTACGGCAGGAACCGGTACCGGGCCGTGATCGACCACGGCGTTGTCGACCATCGCGCCGGCAGCCACCTGGCGGACGCGAAGGAGCATTCCGGCCATATCTCCGAGCCGGAGGTTCGCGCCGCCCTCGATCGGCTGCTGCAGCGCGAATGGCTCGACGATGCCGGCCGCAAGCGAACCGCCGACCGCGTCGCGATCGACGGCAATGCCTATACCGACGACGTCTGGAACTGGGTTCGCAAGCATCCGAAGTCACGCGTCATCATGGTGCGCGGCGGCAATACGGAAGCGGCGCCGCCGATCGTGCAGACGAAAGAGTATGACCGGAAGGGCAAGCCGAAGAAGCAGAAGTGGTCATCCCGCTTCTTCACCTTCAACGCCTCGGCCTTCAAGATCCGGCTCTATCGGGATTACAAGAAGGACGATCCGGAGCAGGCGGGCTACATCCGGTTCGCCCGCGGCTTCGGCGACGATTTCTACCAGCAGGCGACATCGGAAGCCCGCGTACCGGAGAAGACCCGGAGCGGTCATACCCGCTATGTCTGGAAGCTCTCCGAGGGCAAGCGCAACGAAATCATCGACATGCTCAATCAGAGCCTGGCCGGTGCCTATCGCTGGGGCGTGCCCTATTGGACCGATGAGGAATGGGACGCGATCGCCGATCGGCTCGGCCGGCTCGAAGCGCCGCAACAGGGCGATCTCGAGGATCATCTGAACCAGATCGCCGTCGAGACCGAACCTGCCGCAGATCAAACCGCCGCGGCAGAACAGCAATCGCCGCTCGTCGCCGCCGCCCTCGCGCGCGCCGCCCGGGCAGCGCAGCGGAACCGCTAGGAAGATCCATATGGCACTGACCGAACAGGAACGCGCCGTGCTTCTGGCACGGCTCGACGAAGCACGTGAGGCCTTGCACCAGATGGAGATCGGTCGCGCCGAGGTCTCGCTCAGCTATAACGGCGAGAGCGTCACCTATGCCGCGACCAACATCGGCACGTTGCGTCAGTATGTCCGCGACCTCGAGGCGAAGCTCGGCCTTCGCCGCTTCGCCCGGGCGCGCAGCCGGGGAGTGATCTTCGGATGAGCGGCGAAGTCACGATTCTCGGGCCCGATGCGAAGCCGCTTTCGCCGGCAGTACGTGCGGCTGCCCGCGTGCAGGTCGCGAAAAACCGACTTATGGCGTCCTCGGCCTACCAGGGTGCATCCTACGATCACCCGTCCTTCGCCAAATGGCGGCCGGGCACCTGGTCCGGTCAGTCGGCGCTGACCTGGTCGCGCTCCGAGCTCGTCGACCGGCTGAACGACGTCGCGCGCAATGACGGCTGGGGCGCCGCCGGCACCTCGCGCCTCGTCGACAACATCATCGGCTCGGGCTGGACGCTTGCCGCGCGGCCGAACCACGTCTCGCTCAACATGACGTTTGAGCAGGCGGAGGAGATCGCCGACAAGATCGAGGCCCTGTGGCGGGATTACACGCAGGACGTCGACAAATGGTGCGACGCCGAGCGGACAAAAACGATGGCCGGCGTTCTCGGCCTTGCCGCCCGTCAGCGGTTCGGTCCCGAGGGCGAGGCCTTCGGTGTCATCGTCTGGCAGGACAATGCGCCGCTGTTCCAGACGGCGATTCATGTCGTCGACCCGGCCCGGTGCTCCAATCCGAACGGACGCATGGACGAAGAGTTCCTGCGCGACGGCGTTGCCATCGACGGATACGGCGCACCGGTCGGCTACCACTTCCGCAAGTCGCATCCCGGCGAATTCTTCGCCGGTAATACCGGCCTGTGGCATTGGGAGTATGTCGATCGGGAGACCGAATGGGGGCGGCCGATCGTCGTTCACGCCTACGAGCAGAAGCGCGCCGGCATGACGCGCGGCGTTTCCGACTGGGCGCCGGTCATGCGGTCGATCAAGCAGTCGACCGATTACGAGGATTATGAGAGCCAGGCGGCAATGCTGAATGCCGTTATGGCTGCCTTCATCGAAACGCCCTTCGATCCGGAAGAGATGCTCGAGGCGATGGGCGCGGATTACGGCAACGCCGGGATCGCCAAGCTCTTCGGCGAAATGTCGGCCGCGCAGAAGGCCTATTACGGAGCTGCACCGATCGACTTGCCCGGCGTCCGCATCAACACGCTGCAGCCCGGCGAAAAGGCGACGCTGACCAAGCCGGAGCACCCGAACGCCAACTTCGAGGCCTTCGTCAATGCGGCGTTGCGCAAGGTCGCGAGTGCGATTGGCGTTACCTACGAGCAGCTGACCATGGACTGGAGCCAGGTGAACTATTCGTCGGCACGCGCCGCACTCCTTGAGATCTGGCGCGGCTTCACCGCCAAGAAGGGCGGCTTTGCCTCGCAGTTCATGGCACCGATCTATCGGGCATGGCTCGAGGAGGTGTTCGACAAGGGCCTGATCGAGCTCCCCGCGGGCGCCGTACCCTTCGAGCACAACCCGGCTGCATGGTGCCATGCGGACTGGATCGGTCCCGGTCGAGGCTGGATCGACCCGCTGCGGGAGGCGCAGGCCGCCAGCGAGCGGCTCGCCGGCAATCTGACCACGCTCCAGCAGGAAGCGGCCGAGCAGGGGCGGGACTGGAAGATGGACGCGCAGCAGCGCGCCCGGGAACGGGCCTTCTATGAACGGCTCGGCCTCGATCCCGACCCGGGCAAACCCGAAGCCAGATCACAAGCGAGCGCCGCTCCGCCAGCCGAACCCGGCGAAGAGACCGAGGAAGAGGTCAACGGTCGGGCGTCGGCGCGTCGGCATTATGCCGGCATCCCGCGCATTGCCAGAAGGAAAACGGCATGAGGAACTATCCCGAAATCGCCAGTCGGATGTTCGGCACGCCGCTGATGCTGCATCCCTCAAAGGGCGACATCATTGCGCGGGCTTTCGGCCCGCGCGTGCTCGGAAGTCCGGATGCTCCGGCGCAGGTGGTCGGCGGCGAAGAGATGGGGCTCCTCGGCGAGAAGCTTCGGGATGCCACCGACTATTGGGGCGACGCCCTTTACAAGGGGCCGGAGCTCGTTGCGCCGGGCATCGCCCTGATCGAGATCGAGGGATCGCTCGTCAACAAGGGCAAGTGGATCGGCAAATCCTGCGGCATGACCAGCTACGAGGCGATCGGAGTGCAGGTCCGTGATTGCATCGAGCGCGACGACATCAAGGCCGTCGTGTTCGAAGTCGACAGCTACGGCGGCGAGGTGACCGGTGCCTTCGATTGCGCCGAGCAGATCTTTGAGCTTTCGCAGGTGAAGCCCACCATCGCTGTTCTCACGGACCATGCGTGCTCGGCCGGTTATCTGCTCGCATCACCCTGCCGTCAGCTGGTCATCCCGCAGACCGGCATTTGCGGCTCGATCGGTGTCATCTCGATGCACGTCGACATGAGCGCCTGGCTCGCCAAGGAAGGCCTCAAGGTCACGATCCTGAAGGCCGGCGAGCACAAGGCCGACTTCAATCCCTATGAGGCCATCCCCGACGATGTGCTTCAGCAGGAACTCGCCGAGCTCGAGGAGCTCCGCGTCGAATTCGCAGCGACCGTCGCGCGTTACCGTGCCGGCCGGCTGACACAGCAATCCGCTCTCGCCACTGAGGCGCGGGTCTATCGCGGACAGAAGGCGGTTGATGCCGGCCTCGCCGACGCGGTTGCACGCCCTTCGCAGGTTCTCGAAGCCTTCGAAGCTGAACTGAGCCGGACAGCCGGCTAACCCCAACATCAACTGGAGACGACGAATGTCGAACTTGACGCGTAGCAGCGCGCTCACGCGGAGCGTGCTCGCCGCCATTAGCGGCAAGAAGGGCTCCCGGCTGGAAGACGAGCGGCCGGAAGAGATCGAAGACGACGAGAAGGTCGAAGGCACCGAGGACGATACCTCGGCTGAAGACGATGTCTCGGACGCGGACGATGACACGTCCGGCGATGACACCAGCGCCGAGACCGGGGAAGAAGAGACCAACGACGGCAAGACCTCGGCGAGCGCCGTCCGCCGCGCCGAGCAGGGTCGCATCCACTCGATCCTCACCCACCCGAAGGCCGAGAGCAATCCGGGCCTCGCGGCGGAGCTCGCCTTCGGCTCGAGGTTCTACTCGGCCAAGGAAGCGGGTGCGCTTCTCTCCTCCGCTTCCGCCGGCGGTTCGCGCCTTGCCGGTCGCATGGCCGGAAAGAGCCCGACGCTCGGCGCCGGCACGCCTGGCGGCGGCAAGGCCACCGAGAAACAGGCGGTGATCTCCACCGTCCGCTCCACCATCCTGGCCCGCCACGGCCGTAACCGGAAGGATTCCTGATCATGGGAGAAGCAACCTTCGCCCCGAACGACCTGCTCGTTTCCGACGTGCCGGTCATCACCCGCAACATCACCATCGTCAGCGGTCAGAACCTCAAGCGTGGTGCTGTCCTCGGCAACATCACCGCATCGGACAAATACAATCTGTCCGCTTCGGCCGCTGCTGACGGCTCGCAGACGCCCGCCCTGGTGCTGGCGACCGATTGCGATGCATCCGCCGGCGACGTCGTTGCCGCCGCCTACGCAAGCGGCGCCTTCGATTCGACGAAACTCATTCTGGGCGCCGGACACACGGCCGCTACCGTCGAGGCCGCTTTCCGCAAGGCAGGCGCTCCCCTCTACGTGCGCGTCCTGAAGTAAGCCCGAGACCGAAAGGACACCACAAACATGGAAGAATTGCTCCTCTCCACCGCGGAACTCGTTGCGGTTCTGCCTCCCCGCGATCGCCCGGAAGCATTCCTGCGCGATCGCTATTTCTCCACCACGGTCCTTTCCGACATGGAACAGATCGTCTTCGACAAGATCCTTCCGGATCGCGAGCTTGCGCCGTTTGTCCATCCGGACGTTCCCGGCAAGGACTCGGCCAACCGCGGCTTCAAGGCGACCAGCTTCACGCCGGCCTACGTCAAGCCGCAGAATACGCTGCGCCCCGGCGGCAACATGATCCGTATGCCGGGCGAGCCGATCGGCGGCCGCAACTCGCCGGCGCAGCGCTACGCCTACAATCTGGCGACGATCATCGACGACCAGGATCAGCGGATCACCCGGCGCGAGGAGTTCATGTGCTCGCAGGTCATCCGTACCGGCCAGGTGATCGTCGAGGGCGAGGATTATCCGACGCAGACGGTTAACTTCGGCCGCAACCCCGCGCTGACGATCGCACTCGCCGGTACGGCACGCTGGGGCGAAGTCGGTGTCGATCCGATGGACGATGTCGAAGCGTGGGCGCAGCTGCTTTCCGATACCAGCGGCTTCACTGCCCGCGAGGTCTTGCTCGGTCCCGGTGCTGCGGGCCTTCTGAAGAAGTCGCTGCGCTTCCTCGAGGCGCTCGACAACAGGCGCCAGGATGGCGGCATCATGCAGCTGGGGCCGGTCAGCACCGGAGCGGAGAACAAGTATTACGCGGTTCTCGGCACCATCGGCGAGCTGACCTTCATCCAGTATTCGCAGCCCTACACCGTTGGCGGGGTGCGCAACAACTTCTGGCCGTCCATGGGCGTCGGGATCTTCGATCCCTTCGGTTTCATGGGCCACTTCGCCTACGGCGCCATCCTCGACAACGATGCTCTTCTCCCGATGGAGCGCTTCCCCGACATGTGGCGGGAACGGAACCCGTCGCGAACCATCGTCCAGACGCAGGCAGCACCGCTTCCGATCGCTCCGGAGCCGGACGCCAGCCTGTTCGCGCTGGTCCGCTAATCCCCAACCCCGTGTTCGTCCGCACATCCGCCGGTTTCAAGCCGGCGGATATCGGGACTTGAAAGGACGCTCCGATGAGCAAGAAAACCGAGCAGTTCAACGTGACCGTGAAGGTCGGCAAGAAATCCTACGCGCCCGGCGAGCCGGTTCCGGTCGGTACCGGTGGGATCACGGCCGAGGAAGCGGATAATTTCCGCAAGAATTTTGGCGTCTTTACCGCCGGTCCCGAGGCGACGGCCGCCGCGCCCGTGCCTTCCGTCGATCTCGACAGGCTTCGCGAGGCGATCGAGAAGCTCTCGGCCGAGAACGACAAGCTTTCGGCCGAGAATGACCGCCTGACGGCGGAGCGCGACAGCGCGATCGGCGATCGCAACACGCTGCTGAAGCAGAACGAGCAGCTTGAGACCGACAATGCGACGCTGGCCGCCGAAGTTACCAAGCTTCAGGCTGAGGCGGAAAAGCTTGAGGCTGACAATGCGACCCTGGCCGGCGAAGTCACCAAGCTTCAGGCCGAGATTAAAAAGCTGACGGCTCCGAAATGACGCCGCGTCCCGCCATGTTCGAAAGGATGGGGCCGAAGTTCGCCAAGGCCTTCGGCAATGCCGAGGCCGTGTTCACGGTCGACGGTGTCGCCAGGCCCGCCGTCCGGGTCATCCTGCGAGTGTGGCGGGAAACCGATCTGGCGGAGGAGCAGGAGCAGGCCGTCGAAGGCACCACGCATCTGCTCGCCGTTTCCGCCTCTGCGGTCCCCGGTCTCGCCAGCCAGCGCGACAGCGTCGCAATCGGCGGCGTCAGCTACCAGGTCATCAACATCGACGACGATGCGCGGGCCATGCTCCGCATCTCGCTTGCCGGAGATATCTGATCATGAAGACACAGGAACAGGAGCAGGCGTCTGCCGCCGCCGTCGATCCGATGGAGGACCTCTGCCAGGCGCTGTTCTCGAAGGAAGAGGGCGCAAAGAAGAAGGCCGCGCGCCAGACCGCCGGCGTTATGACGCAGCGGCCGTGGCCGCAACTGCCGTCGCGGCTCCGCTCGGCGATCCGCTCCGACATCGGTCGCCTGCTGGATGGCGGCAAGCCGCGGGCTCAGATCCTTGAGGCCGGGTATTCCGCAGCTGTCGTGAACCAGGCGCTTCGCGATCTCGGCCGCTCGGTCGCCTGATATGGGGCATCTCCGCAGCCAGATCTTCGCGGCCGTCATTGCGCACCTCTCGGCCATTCCGGAGTTCTCCGGTGCTGACAAGGTGAAGCGCGGCCGCAAGGGCGTGATCCCGCAGGAAAAGCTGCCGGCCCTCACAGTCACCTGGGCCGACAGATCGGAGACCTCGACGGTCCGGCCCTCATCGGGACCAGCCGGAGAAGACGGCTACGATCGGTCCTTGCCGCTCTCGGTCGTCGTGCATTTGCAGGACGATGAACCGGAAGAGGAATTCGATCGACTTTGCGTGCTGATCGAGGCTGCGATGGCCTCGGACATCACTCTCGGCGGCCTCGCCATTGAGGCGCTGCTGCAGTCGGAACAGTATTTCGTCAACCCGCAAACCGGCATCTCCCTGCTTGCCGGTTCGCTCAACTACCAGATCGCCTACAAGACGCTCGCCGCCAATCCGGAACAGGCTGCGCTCTAAACGCTCTGCATGCCGTTATCCCAAAACCGCTGCACACTTTTGGGCGGCATGCAGTAGCGCCACCACTCCCACAAGCAAAAGAGGATTTTGCCATGGCTCTCGGCCGTCAGCTTACGCTTGCCCGCTCGACCGGTGCAGGCGCCTTCACCTTAGCCTGCATCACCGAACAGCGATCCCTCGAGATCAACAACGAGGAAATCGACATCACCAAACCGAGCTGCACCGATCCCGGCAGCAAGCTCACACTGGCGCTGATGTACGGCATTCAGTCCATCCGTTTCAGCGGGCAGGGCGCCTTCGTCGATACCGTCACGATGAAGGCGGTCACCGCCGACGCCGTCAACCAGGTCATCACCGAGTATCAGGTCACGGTGCCCGGCGTCGGCACGTTCGAAGGCGACATGCTCGTCTCAATGACCTTCTCGGGCGACAAGACGAACGAGCTGCAGGCCGACATCCGTTGCGCCATGACCGGCGCTCTCACCTTCGTGCCGGCTGTCTAAGCGGAGATTTCCATGCTGCCTGCCAATCCATTGCGCGGCGAGGCGGATGTTCGCATCGGTGCGATAAAATTCCGCATCGCCGTCACCTTCTCCGGCCTCGCGCGCCTCTCCGACGCGATCGGCGCCCGCACCCTCGACGAGCTCTACGGCCGTCTCCTCGGCTTCGAGCCGAAGGCGGTCGCCTGCGCCGTCCGCTGCCTGATCGTCGCGGATGACGAGGATCAGATCTCGGCGCTTTCGGCGAGGATCCTCGACGACGGCAATATCTCGGCCGCCGACCAGCTTGCCTGGCGCGAGGCGGTCGAAAAGGCGCTGTCCGCTCACATTGCTGCCGGGACAGTGCGACGGGACGAGCGGACCGCTTCGCAGATCGCGGGAGACGCTGTCCTGGGAAAGCCCGTAAGCCCCTTCTGATCAAGGATCATCTCAGGTCGCTGTACCGGATTGCCACGAACCCGAAGATGCTCGGCTGGTCGCCGGAAATGTTCTGGAAGGCGACGGCGGCGGAATTCGAGATGACCGTGGAGGGGCTTTCCGGGAATGTCGGTGGCAGACCGTTTATTTCGCGAGAGGAGGTTCGGCGCATTGCCGCAGAGCATGGCGTTCGCCCATCGCTGAAGGGCAGTCCGAACGCGAGGACGATCGGCAGTTGATCAGCTTGGTTTCACGTAGTCGTCAATCTTGGCAATAATGATGCCGAGCGCCGCGCCGACGACGCCGAGGCCGAAGGAAATGGCGCCGACAATCTCATTCATTGCAGATTTCGCTGCGAAAGCGACAAGTACGCCGCCGAATACCTGAAGAAGGCCTAACACAAAGATCGCGACCGCCACGTTTCCACTCCGCTGCTGTTGAACGCAACAAGTTGCACAGCGTGAGTGGAAGTCAACTGGTGGACGCGATCTTCTCCATAATTGAGGTCACCAATGAGCCGTCCCGACATTCCCGTCACGATCTCCGGTGATCCGAAGGGCTTCGAGTCCGCGCTTGCCCGGGTGCGGGCACTCTCGAAGTCGACGGCAACTGACGTCGTTGCATCCTTCGGCCGGATCAAGAACCTCGTGGCCGGCGGCGCCGGTCTCGTGACCGGGCTTGTCTCGGCTGCAAGCGTCACCGCATTGCGCGACGCAGCGAGCGCGATTGCCTCGATCGGCGACGAGGCGCGTCGGGCCGGCCTCGACGTCAAGAGCTTCCAGGAGCTGAAGTTCGTCGCCGAGCAGAACCGTGTCGGCGTCGACGCGCTGACCGACGGCATCAAGGAATTGAACCTTCGCGCCGACGAATTCATCGTCACCGGAGGCGGCTCGGCGGCCGAGGCTTTCCAGCGCCTCGGTTATTCCGCAGAAGATCTGAAACAGAAGCTCGAGGACCCTGCCGAGCTTTTCACCGAGATTATCGGCCGTCTGGGCGAGCTCGATAAAGCTGCGCAGATCCGCGTCATGGACGAGATCTTTGGCGGGGCGGGCGGCGAGCAGTTCGTGCAGCTGATCGAGGCGGGCGAAGCGGGCATCCGCGATACCATCCAGGCGGCGAACGACCTTGGCATCGTTCTTGACGAGCAGATGATCCAGAAGGCTGCAGACGTCGACCGCAAGTTCAACATGCTTGCGACGACAGTCGGCACGAAGTTGAAATCCGCCATCGTCTCGGCGGCCGACAGCCTGGCGGAGTTTATCGACGGTTTTCGCGATTTCCAAAACCAGATGAACAGCACGCTTCAGGGCAGGCAAGCAGAAATCGGCGAGCGTCGGCTCGAGATCGAGAATGAAATTCTCAAGAAGAAGGAGGCGCAGGCTCGACAGGACGAAAAGCTCTCCGATGTCGCAAGGAAACTTGGCTTTGAAAATAGCAAGAACGCGAATCTTGCCGGCTACACCGGGCAGATAGAAGCCCTGAAGGAAGAGAGCCGGAAACTCGCGGAAGAAGAGGCGAAGATCGTTAACATCCTGAGCGATCGCCTCAAGCCGATGAACCGCCCGGCCGAGAGGACCTGGACGCCGATCCCCACGGAAGAAAAAGGCGGTGGCCGGTCCAAGAAAGTCTCGGAAGCCGAGAAAGAAAAGAAGGCGATCGATGACGTCATCGCGTCGCTGCGCGAGGAACTGGCGATCATCGGCCTCACCGATATCGAGCGGGAGCGCACCATTGCGCTGCGCGAGGCAGGTGTCGAGGCGACCTCGAAGGAAGGCCAGCAAATCTCGGCGCTCATCGACGAAAAATACCGCCAGCTTGCTGCGGAGGAGGCGCTGGCCGAGCAGTATGAGCGCAGCGAGGAGGCGGCCGAGCGGATGGGCCAGGTGCTGGATGATCAGCTGATGCGCATCGTCGACGGCAGCTTTGACGCGAAGGAGGCGATCGCGGCGCTGCTGTCCGAGATCATCAATGTCCAGACGAACGGGAAGGGGCTTTTCGGTTCACTATTCAGCGAGATCTTCGGCGGCGGAGCCGGTTCCGCCTCAAACTTCATGCCGACCACGACACTCGGCGATTTCCTCGGTTATGGCGGCGCGCGCGCTGGGGGCGGCGATGTTTCTCCAGGGCGCATCTACCGGGTGAACGAATACGAGGACGAGTTCTTTGCCCCGACCAGCCACGGCCGCATCATCGCGCCGAGCAAGCTGTCCAGCGCATCAGGCGATGGCGAGGGTGGCGGCGGGCGCACCGTCGTTGAGATCGTACTGAGCAAGGATTTGTTGGCCAGCATCCTCGAGCAGACCGGCGACCAGACCGTGCGTATTGTCCGCAGCAATGAGGAAGCCCGGGCGAACTATCGCCAGAATGGCGGGGAAGATTTCTGATGGCGTTTGTCATTTCGCTTCCGAGCGTGGTTTACGGGCAGGTCGCGTTCGACCCGGTGCGCATCCGCGACACGAACCGCATGGAAGGCAGGCGTACCGAGACGGCCTATTCCGGGACGCCTTACTGGATAGCGTCCTATTCGGCGTCGAAGCTGACAACGGCCGAGGCGGCCTTGTTCGATGCCTTCAACATGGATGCGAACGACGGCGGAGTAATCGCCGGCTACGATGCGCACCGACCACGGCCGATCGCCTATCAGGGCAGCAATCCCCTTTCCGGCGTGAAGGCTGGCGGAGGTGCTTTCAATGGTGACGCCGTGCTGCAGTCGATCACTGACGGCAACACGATCGTCGTTTCGGGACTGCCTGCCGGGTTTAAGCTGGGGCGCGGCGATTATGTCGAGGTCCGGAAATCGACCTTCGTGCGATCGCTGCATCGGATTACGCAAGCCGCTACGGCAAGTGCGGCCGGTGTGGTGACCCTGAAGATCCGCTTCGGTCTCGACCTGCAGGTGTTCACCCTGCCATGCACCGTCCATTTCGAGAAGCCATCCTGCATCATGGAAATGGACGCGGGGAGCTTCAGCCTGCCGAAGACCTGGCCGAACTATAATGTCCAGTTTACCGCAACGGAGCTGTTCCTCTCATGAGCGTGCTTTCCCCAGAGGTCGAGAACCTGGTCGAGAGCGGCGAGTTCGCGATACTCGACCTGATCCGCTTCGATCTGCCCGGCAAAACGGTCGGCTATCACCGCGGCGGCCGCAAATTCAGCTATAATGGGTTGCTGTACCTGCCGAACCGGTATCTCCAGCCCGGTGACCTGGTGAGCGCCGTCGGCGTCGCCGTCACCACGCGGACCGTCGTCTTCTCCAACATTCCGGTGACCGATCCTGAGGATGCGGTCGCGAGGATCGAGGAGTTCAACTACCAGAACGCGCCAGTCATCATCACCTCGCTCGGCGGTGCGCCGAATTCCAGCACGGTCGTCGGGGTGCTGGTCTCCACCATCTACGAGATCGACCAGGTCCGCTACAACGAAGGCGCGGTCTCGGGCTCCGAACGAACGCTGACGATGATGATCGATCTGCAACCGCCGGGACGATCGGCGCGCGGCTCGACCGGCGTCAAGCGCTCGCAGGCCGAACAGCAATTCGACAATGATCCTGCCGACACAGGCCTCGAGCTCGTGGCGACGAATGCGACCATCCCCGAGGAATGGGGACAGGTATCGCGCTGATTTCTTGATCTAAATCATAGAGCATAGAACGGTTACGGAACGCTTTATGGACAAAGCGGGTCCGCCTCCGCCCTCCATACCGCTACTTCAGAGACATTCCATGAATCGCTTCCGCATCGTTGAAGCCACGCTCACGCGTGAGCTTGCGAGACCCTATGCCTATGGCTCGGCCGATTGCTTCACGCTCGGCTGCGCCTTCGTCGACGCGCTGACGGGCTCGGCACTCGCCGACAAGTATCGCGCCGCCTACCGCACGCTCGCCGGCGCGCAGCGGGCGCTGCGTCGGCGGGGGCACACGTCGCTGGTGAGCTTCTTCGCGGCCGAGCTCGGCCAGCAGCCGAAGGGCGGGGCGGAAGCGCGCCTCGGCGATCTCGTCATCCTGCGTCTTGCCGATGGCGCCGAGCATGTTGGCGTCTGCCTTGGCGCCCGTTTCGTCACCAAGACCGAACGCGGCCGCAGCGATCACGGCCTCGCCGACGTCATTGCAGCCTTTCACCTCGGATAATTCATCATGGCAATCTTCACAGGAATCGCCACGGCAATCGCCGGTGCGCTGTTCGGCGGCTCTGCGCTTGCCACCAGCCTGATCGGCGGCGCGCTCGCCTTTGGCGCGAAGTTTGCCGTGGGCAAGCTCACCCAGCAGAAACAGGGCAAGCAGAAGCACACGGCCGTCCAGGGCGAGATCCAGTTCGGCGGTGATGTGCCGGTTGGCACCCTCTACGGCGTCGGCAAGACCAAGGGGCAGCGTGCTTTCTATGCCAAGTGGGACAAGGGCAACAAGCGCAATGCCGAGGTCTTCATTCTCGCCAACGGCTGGTGCGACGGGCTGGAGCCGTACGTCTATATGTATGGCGAGAAATACAATCTCGTGGCGCAGGCGACGATTGGCAACGAGGTCGCACGCTACGGCGTGCAGGGCTTCATCGACGGCGATGGCAACAGCGCGATCTCGATCCGCTTCTATGACGGCCGGCCTGGGCAGGGCGTCGACCAGCGCCTCGTCGACGTGACCGCCACTCTCGGCAACAAGTGGAAGGCTACGAGCAAGCTTTCGGGCATGTGCTACGTCGTCGTCGAGCGCTACTACCATCTCGAATTCTTCCGCGACGCCGGCAAAGGCAAGCCGGACATTGACTTCGTGCTGCGGGGATTGCGCGAATACGATCCGCGCAAAGACTCCACCGTTGCCGGCGGCTCCGGAACGCAGCGGCTGAACACGCCATCGACCTGGGTGCACACGAAGAACCCGGCCGTGCACCGGCTGAACTACCAGCTCGGGCTTCGTGCGCTTGTCTCCGGCCGGACCTTGATCGGGGAGGGCAAGAGCCTCGGCCAGGTCGATCTTGCCACCTATTTCGTGGCGATGAACGTCTGTGACACGCTGCGGGCGAACGGCAAGAAGACTTATGAGTGCTCGGTTTTCGTCAGTGGCGATGACGATCACACAGAGGTGCTGAAGCAGTTTGATGACGCGATGGCCGGCTACGGGCTTAACCGCCGCGGCCTTTCCGGCGTCATTCCCGGTGCGCCGCAGATCCCGGTCAAGGATCTGACCGTCGCCGATATCCCGGTCGACCGTGCCAAGGACTTGCAGTTTCGGCCGTCGGCCTTCGAGCGCTTCAACCATCTCTCCGGCCAGTTCACCTCGATCGAATCGATGTGGAACCCGGAGAGCCTGAAGCCGGTCTATGTGAATGCGGACATCGCCGCCGATGGTCGTAACCGGCAGACGAGCATCGATTTCCTGCAGGTGACCGATCCGGACATTGCGCAGTATCTGCTCAATATCCGCTATCGGCAAAACCGCATGGGCGGCAAGGCGACGGTCCCCGTCAGCCGTCGCTTCGGCCTTGCGGTACAGGAAGGCGAGTGGATCACCTGGCGCGGCAAGACCTGGCTGATCAGTGAATGGCGCGCGGAAGAGCGGCTGCGCATCACCCTGGTGCTCTCCGAAACCAGCGCTGAGATCTATGACGACGACGGCATCGAGCCCGGCCCAATCGTCGTGCCGCCGACGCCGCCGATCAATCCGTCGCTGCTTTCGACCGTGCAGAACTTCAATGTTGCCGTGGGCATGATCAATGGCGCGCAGGGCTATGACACGCCGGCTCTCGTCTTCACCTGGACCCCGCCGGACGATCCGACGATCACGGCCGTGCGCTTCGTCTATCGGGTCGAGGGCACGACCGAGATCTTCGAGGATCAGTGCACGTCGCCCGAGGACGGCAGCTTCCGCACCACCAAGAATGTCGTCTCCGGCAAGGTCTACAATGCCCGGGCGACGATCACGACCGTGCCCGACCGGTTGCGCACCTTTACGCCCTGGATGACGACGGCGCAGCCGACCGGATTGCAGACGCTGCTCACTGGCTTGCAACAGCTGCAGGACGATGCGCTGAACCGCTTCAAGGAACTGCAGCAGGAAATGGACGAGTTCTTCCGGCCGCGTCTCGTCGAGCTGCTGGATGCGTTCTCGCTTGAAGGCGCAGTCGGTCAGATCGAGCGCCAGCAGATCGTTGCCACCCTGGGTGATACGCTGGCGCAGATCACCGAGGAGCGCCGGGTGCGCGTTTCGGAGAACGAGGCAACGGCGCAATTGCTGACGTATCTGCAGGCGAGCCTCGGCACCACAAATGCGCGGCTGATCACCGAGGAGACCGTGCGCGCAACGACGGACAGCGCCCTCGCAAGCTCGATCACGACACTCGACGCCGAAGTCGATGGCAACCTCGCCCGCTTGATCGCCGAGGAGACCGCGCGCGCAGACGGCGACGGCGCACTCGCGAGCAGCATCAGCGGCGTGAGCGCCGATTTCAACGGCCGGTTCGCACAAGGCCTGGTGAAGTTCGAGGCGGTCGCGGCGCCGACCGGCGTTGACGCCCGTTTCTCAGTGTTGTTGCGGGCCGGGACCAACCAGAGCTTCAAGGTGTCGGGCTTCTATGTCGAGCTTTACACCGAAGGCGGTGTGCAGAAGTCGCGCATGGCGGTGCAGGCGGATCAGTTCCTCGTCACGTCAGGCAATAACCGCCATTACCCACTCGTCTTCGAAAATGGCGAGCTGAAGCTGGCCGTTGCCAACATCGGCACGGTCAATGCCGGTCTTCTTCAGTCGCTGAACGGCAAAATGAAAATCGACCTCAACAACGGCACGATCGAGATCTTTAGCTGATGACCAGGACAATGATTGGCGTCGACAGCACCGGCGCCGGCTGCATCAAGATCATGAAGAACGACGCCGACGATCCGCGCACGACGCCGGACAGTCAGCGGTCGAAGTTCCTCTATAACTCGAAATACGCTCTGAACGCGTCGATTGCGCATATCGAGCGTATCAATCAAATTAGCTCTGGCGGAAGTGTCCAATACAATTATTACCCGGCAGGGTCGAACGCGTCCAACTATCAGAAGATGGAAGGATCAGGCGGCGGGGATTCTACATGGCTGTTCCGTAATTCCGCGTTCCCGAAATGCAAATACAATATGCCCCTGTTTGACGTGAAAGCCACACGGACGAACACCGGGCGTTTCAACCAGCAGCGAATTCAGCGCCGCTATTCAGGGAAATACTATAACGACCAAGGCGGTTATTTCTTTATGGGGAACTGGTATCAGGCCCCGTGGATGAAGAACTTTAGCGGCAGTGTCGGTCAATGGGGTGATTTCCCATATGGTACTTACGCCAAAATCACCACGTCAACGAATGACGATGCATACAACCGCTTCTTGTCACGAGAAAAGCGGTTGATCGTGTGGAACCTGCCCGGCAATGAAGACCCGTCGCTGGAAGCGCCGCCCTTGGCTCCAAATGGATCGAAGAACATCATTCTGCGATCCGATAAGATGATAATCGCAAAGCCCGGCTACAACGCGGAGACGGCGAACGAATGGCAAGTTTCGTTCGACAGCCGCCGTGTGCCTGTGAAGGTCATTGCCGCTGCGGACATCGCAATTCCTGCCGGTGAATCCTTCTATGAGACCGGCATCACCTTGCCGGCAAACATGGCCCTTGATGTTCATTTTTATGAGGGATCAACGATCTACTACCCTTTCAATCCGAACATGAGTAACGGCCTGGGTGCGGATTATTGGTTCAGCGGCTCGCGAATTTATTTCAATTCGTCCAATACGATGCGCGCCCGGTTCATGCTCTACCTCGACGCAGGAGACCCGCCGACGAACGGCAGTAACCGCGTGCTAAGGGAATTCACGGAAGGCGGGCAAGACGTTGTGCAGTTCTTGCGCCCCGGTTCAGCCAACCCGCCCTCATGGGCGGATATCATCATAGATACGCGCTGGCCTTGCGTGCAAATCATTGCGGAAGGCTATTTCAGTGTTGCGGTAGGAAGCCCGCTCCAAACGGTCATTAATTTTGACGCTTCGGGCATGTTCCCTATGGTCAAATACATGACCAAACACGGGGCGGGGTCCGAAACTAGCGTTGGTAGTTGGACCGAGTCGATCAAGCTTCCGACCGTTCGTCAACGCGTCTATTCGACCAGCAGCAATTTTGAGTGCGGTGATAGTTCCCATTGCCGGCTCACGCAGACAAGCGCCACGTTTGTCACCAATCGCGGTCAGCCCGGTGATTACTACAACGATGCGGACGATCCAGGCACGTGGCGAACGGAAGGCGCCGATCACGTGCTCGGCATCCGCTACTACATTCTCGGCATCCGCTACTACATTCTCGGCATTCCAGCTTAGGAACTCCTGACATGACCATACCCTATGTAACGGGCACGGTTTCCGTGACCGCCGGAAGCGCTGTTGTCACCGGCTCCGGGACTGCCTGGGCGACGGCGTTGATCGCCGGCGGCCTCTTCGGCCTCGACAGCAGCAACGGTAACCCGGTCCCGATCCTCTCGGTCGACAGCAACACCCAGCTCACCCTCGCCAAGCCATGGCGGGGCACCACGGCGGCCGGGCAGGGCTACTGGATCATCCGCGACACTGCCTACCTGCAGCAGCAGACCGTCAACGCCCAGGCGCTCTCGACATATATCCAAAGGCTCGACAATGCGGCGCTGGCTGCGCTAGCCGGGCTCGACCCCGCGGCGGACAAGTTCGCCTACTTCACCGGTGCAAACTCGGGCGCGCTTGCGGACATCAAGGCAAAGGGGCGGGACCTGCTTTCGTCGGCTGGTGTGCTCGACGCACTCCTGAAGCTTGGTCCTGTATGGGGTGGCTCCGTGCGATCCCCTGCTAACAGTGATGTCGGATTGGTCGATGGCGACCTCAACACGATCACCGTTGCCGGCGTTTACACACTCTCGGGGAACTGGGCCAACACCTATGCCGGAGCCGCCTCGGTAGCCACGACAGGCACGCTCGTGGTTCTCCAGCGAAGCGCCAATGCCGTGTTTCAGTATTTCTACCGAGACAACAACCAGGTCTTCAGAAGGAACACCGTCAACGGCGGCACAAGCTGGACGGACTGGACGATCGTTGAGCTGCCGGTTGTGGGGACCGTTTCAAACTCCGCGGGCTTTCCTGCCGGCGCCGTCATTGAACGGGGCAGCAATGCCAATGGGGAGTACGTCAAATTTGCCGACGGCACCATGATTTGCACGTCACCGGAACTTCCCGTCGCAATGACCCAGGCTGCTGGCAACGTTTTTTATTCCAATGCCGTGAGTGCGTCGATGCCGGTACTTTTCACCGGAATTCAGCCGGTGGGGTTTGGTCACGTTACGACGACAATTAACGCCTGGGTGAACCCCAGAACTGCTTTCGGTTCGTGGGTGGGGTCGGCCTACGCCTATGCCTCTCGGACCAGCGACACGATCCGATTTGGCGCCCTTGGCAGGTGGTTTTAATGCAAATCAAGTTCTCTCCCCAACGCCGCGATGACCTGCTGACGGTCACCAAGGCAGGCGACGTTTTCGCGATCAACGGTGTGCCATTCGACTTCTCGGCCTTGCCCGACGGCGCCACGATCCCGGCCGGCGTGGTTCCTTGTGAATGGCTTGTCGGCCCCGTTGAACGGACCGCCGGCGAGCTTCACCTGACGCTCATCCTGCCGCATGGACCGAACCCTTCTCAGGCCGTTGCATTCCCTCCGCCACTCATCGACCCCCCTGACGGGGTGATTGCATTGCCGGCCGATCCGGCACCGTCGATCCCTGATCCTGCTGAAGAGGAGCCTGCCAATGTGGACGGTTGACCTATCGAAAGTTCTCACGGCCGAGCAGAAGGCGGCGGAAGCGCGCGCGGCACTGCAGGCGCAGTATTCCGCCGCCATCCAGGCGCATCTCGATACCAAAGCGCGCGAGCGGCAATATGACGGCATCCAGACCGCCATCACCTATCGCGGCGATCCGAACCCGCAGTTCGCGGCCGAGGGCGACGCGCTCTTCGCCTGGCGATCGGCAGTGTGGACCTATTCCACGGCCGAGCTGGTGAAGGTTCTGGCCGGCGTTCGACCGCAGCCCAGTCTCGAAGAGTTCATGGCCGAGCTGCCGGTGTTTGAGTGGCCGCAGCTGTAGCGGTTGGGGCTCTCGCCCATTCGGCAACAGCAATCGCTGAACTGAGCAATATGGCTGGCACGGCTAGCGCGGCGAGGAACCTGATCACGCTCTTCCGATGAGCTCGCTTGGGGTCCCACTCGTAAGACATTGTGCTTGCCCTTCATGATCCGACCGACGGCCCCGGCTCAACGATATGGGCACGGTTTCCGTTGCTGGTCGAGTGAATTCCCGCATTCCCGCTAAGACGGGCTTAAATCCCAAACCCAAAGGAAAAATCAGATGGATAAAACCGTGCCCCCCGGCGCGGCGATCCTGCTCGACTTCATCCGTGAAACGGAAGTCGGGCGGAGCGACCGCGCATCCTACGATGTCATCTACGGCCACAACCAGGCCAAGCTGCCGAAACCGCTCACTGCCATGACCTATGGTGAGATCGTCGATGCGCAGGCGAAGTGGTCCAAGCGGTTCGGCTCCAGCGCGGCCGGCGGCTATCAGTTCATGCGGGCTACACTGATCGATCTTGCGAAGCAGGTCACGTCGATCAGCGGAAAAGATGTCTTCACGCCCGATCTGCAGGACCGGCTCGCTTACAAGCTACTGCTGCGGCGCGGTTACGCGGAGTTCATCGTCGGCAAGATCAGCCTCGTCCAGTTCGCCGAAAACCTGTCGAAGGAATGGGCCTCCTTTCCGGTTCTCGCCGCCACGAAGGGCGGCGAGCGCGAGGTCAGGCGCGGCCAGTCCTACTACGCTGGCGACGGGCTCAACAAAGCGCTGGTGAAGCCGGAAAAGGTCGAGGCGGTGCTGAAAGAGGTGCTTGACGCAGCCCGCCGGCCGCATGAGCCGGTGGAAGAGCCGGAGGCTCGGCCGATTCCGTCGCCTGCGCCGAAGCCCGAGCGCAAGCCGGTGCGCAAGTCCGGCCGGTTCTGGACCTGGCTGCTGACGGCCGGCGGCACGATCGTGACCGGGCTGAAAGAACTGAACCTGGTCGTGCTCGACTGGCGTGTGCAGATCGCCATCCTCGTCGTCATCGTCGGTTTCGCTGCCTACGCGATCACCTCCATGCCGGCGGTGCGCGGCGCCCTGGGGCTGAAGTGATGGTCGGCTGGCCGAAGATCCTCGGCGGCGTGCTCGTGCTCGCCGCCATCACCTGGGTCATCGTCGAGATCCGCGAGGACGGTGCCCGATCCGCTAAAACCGCTATTGAGAGACAGAACAATGATCGGCCAGCCGCGCTCATTCGAAGCGCAATGATTACGACTCTTGCCTTGCTGCTGGCGGGCTGTGGAACTTCGGGGCCGGGGAGTGCGACGGCCCTTAGAAGCATCGTCGGGACTCACCTGATCGGCGCGCGCGGCGCGACGCCGGCAGATCAGTGCAATATCGACCGGACCGTTGTCGGCATCTGCGCCGCGGCGGTCTGGACCAAAGGGGAAAGCGCTAGACACGGGGAAGGGCGCTGAATGTCGCAGAAATATTCGTCTCTGATCGAGCTGCTCAATGCCTGGTTTGGCGGCGCGGCAACGACCATGATCGGCGCGCTCGTCGGGCGGCTGATGTGGCACACGAATGAAGTCCGGAAGATGCGCCGGAAGTTCTTCGGAAAGGAGCTGCTCTGGGAAATGCCGATCGCCGTCGGCATGGCCTTTATCGGCGAGGCCTTGGCGTCATGGCTGGCACTGGAGCAACCCATGGCGACCGGCCTAATCGCCGCGCTCGCATATCTCGGCCCGCGAGGATCCGAAGTACTGTTCATCCGGTGGTTCGCGGCTAGGGTGGAAAAGGGCTAGAGGCTTTCGCTGATATCAGCGCGGAGCATCTCGCTTGCGGCTCGGGCCGCCTCAGGCCGACGGGGGGTGTAGCAAACCTGTTGGCGTAAGACTTCAGTCCTATTCAAAACCGGTTGTACCCCCTTATTTCACCGGAATGACCAAGCGAGCATCAACGATAATCATTCTACTGCTGGTCCTCGTCCTGCTCGTTATCGCGATCTACGGCTTTCTTGGGATTCAACAGCTGATCTAACTGCATCTCAGTCCCGATTTACTCCTCAGGCCGCGAGCCAGGTCATGGCAAATATCGCAACCAAGGAGGATCATGATGCCGGCGACGTTGACCGGGTCCATTCGGGTTTCCTCTGCCTATCGCGCAGGCGACGGTATGTTTCGGGTGAAGCTGTCGAAAGCTAAGAGGCGCCAAGAAAAAGCAGCGCTCCCGGCAAACTGAAAAGGAGCGCTTCCTTCAATTGGGTGCAGATCAAGCTCCGCGCGGCTGATGCCCAGCGATGCCGCTCCCACGCCTGGAGTGCTCACTTAGAGGCTGACTGGAAAAGAGTTGAGTGAAATCAGTAAGTTGTGATTCCGTCGGATTTGCTTAAGATTCGATGGAGGCCACG